TGCTTCTTTGTCCACATCACCATCGGACCAATCACCACGGACCGGCAACGTGGGAAATTCCCCAGCCATTTGCGCCATGATATAAGTGGCTAAACTATCAGCTCTAGTTTGTCCTCTGCTGGTCCAGATCTCCATGCCAGTGGCTGAAGGAGCAGAAAAGGAATTACAATGGATACTGACTACTGCATCAGCTCCCCAGGCGTTTGCTCGATCGCAAATATCCTGCAAGCTGTCCGACTGATATACTATAACCTCACAACCAGCTACTCTTAAATAATCTGCAACCATACCCCCCACATCGGCAGCAACGTCCGATTCGCGCAATCCAGATGGTCCAACTGCTCCTGGATCAGGATATCCCCCTGGTGCATGTCCAGGATTAATGAATATTTTAGCCATTTATTTTGTCCTCCCCATGTAAATTTGGTGTATTTGTTGTCTGTTGCATCTTTCTTATTACCGCCACTTCCGCATCAATTACCCAACCAATCAGCACCCCAGGGACAATAAATTTTCTCCACCCTAAAATATCGTTTATTTGTTGGATTGCAGAACGGCGTTTTTCAATATTCTCCATGCTGTCGGCAAATCGATCGAGCTCAAAGATAATACTTCGAATCGATTCTTTTAGCCGTCCATCTTGAAGTTTCGCAAACATCACGAATAACCCCATAGCCAAAACATTAGCCGCCAGCAATATGCCAGCGGCCCAAATAAAGATCTGCAATTCACTTGTAGGTAATATCATCAGTGCGCCCCCATTCCATCTAGTCTTTTATGTGCCGATTTTGCTGATTCTTCCACAACCACCAGCCTTTTATCAATTCCTTTTTGATCTTGATCTAGCCGAAAAAGCATATCTTTCATTTCGGTAATTGCCTCTTTTAGCGCTGTTATTGCAGTTTGCAAAGGCTTAACGATTAGAAATTTTACTAACCCTGCCGTAAAACTAATGATTGTAATGAGCTGTACTGTATTGCTAAGATTTAATTCCACTACCCCACCTCACATTCTAGAATTTAATCTCACAAAAAAGGCTACCTGCTACAGTAGCCGCGAGATCTCCACTATCATTTTTTTTATCTACCCATTTTTCTTTGGCATAGGCACACGAAGCTAACACCGCCAGATTACGCTCTAGCGGTGTTAGCTTCGTGTGCCTATGTAGTTGGTCTGCGATAATATAACCCATTCCAAAATGTTCCCATTTATCAGCGTCTACGCTATCTTGTATGTCGTGGATTGCGTTGGCGCTACATGTTGCCGTGAGTGCCATAAGCAGAACAAATAGTAAAATGCTTTTTTAAATTAATTTACGGGCCATGCTATAACCTCCAATTCCTCTATTGTTTCGGCAGCTTCTATCTGCTCTCGTAACGCCCTGGCTGCCTGGTGCAAGCTATCCGAATACATTGCCATGGCTACCGACATACCGACAACCTGCCCTGCATCCATCGTAAGCGCGGTATTATCCTGCGTTGTCCATTCCAGTGTAAACGGCTGGTCTGCGGCAATAGCAGCCTGCGCTGCTTGTGCAGTAATAGCAATGCGCTGAACGCTGACTGTATCGGAATCTAAAACTTTGCCCAGGTAAGGTACTCCGGACTGCTCCAGGCGGTCACGTGTGGTTTTTATTGCATCCCACTTACGTTCCCTTAACTCTTCTAGCGTAGGCACATATGCCGGACGTTTTACCGGCTTTCCATCTGCCCCCCTGACGTACTCATTTGTGGCATATAAATTCTGTTCTTCCTCTGTTATTGGTACAAAGCCTTCCGGTATAGGTGGATCGAAAGTATCCTCGCCATATCCGATAATTACCGTACCTGGTCCAGCAGTTTGGATAATATCTTCGCCCGTTTCCGGGTCTATGCCGATTACTGCAATAATGGATTCTGTATTGTAAATCGGATTTTTAACACGCTGGAAGTGTATGCCCTCTACAATTGTCGTTTCACGTTCGCCATTGTTAAATTTTGCGTAATACATAAGTACCTCCTAATTCCCAACCGCGTAAATAAGCGGTGTATAACTTGCGCCACCTAGTGTATCTGCGGACTGCAGGCCTATAGTTACAGCGGTTGTAGATGGAGTACCGCAAACTTGAAACCATCCATTGTTACTACTACCGTACGTTGATGTACGTACGGTAGGAAATACAAATTTACATTCTGTGGGGAAAGCTATGGGGAATGTCAAACTCGCACTCGTTTCCGTCGTCATTGCCGCACCGGTAAACCACTGTTCTATATCCCCGTTTGACCACTTACGCCAGTAGTATCCTGTGCCACTACCAGAGGCTGTTATGTAGGTTGTTTGGTCGGTAGTAGCTACTTGTTTCCACGCTGACCACGTTCCTCCCTGGTTTTTACGAGTATAAAGAACCCCAGTTGTAATATTAGTGGCTTGCTGGCTTATATAGTTTGTTCTGGTTGATGTACCATTTATAACATCAAGATAAAACAAATGATTAGCGTCTCCTGCGGGCAAAGGGCCGTTTATGGCAAGAGCGCTAGTACCTATAACATAATATTTTCCGTTTTTAGTTAAGGCGTTCCAGTTAGTTGCTGTTATTTCTGTTGAATAGTCAAAAGAATCAGTAGTGGCGATTTTCTTCCAATCCGACCACACGCCATTTACACATTGCCTGATTTGCATATCATTCGTGATATTTGTCAGCCATATTTGTTTTATAGTAGCTACTGCAGACTCCACCATAACAATCATATGCCCGTAGTCATATGGTTTTGTTCCTGTCGCTGTCACCCTAACGTAGTAAAACCCTGTTTCCCAAGCTGTTTTGTCTATATCTCCCGTGTAATTGTTTGCGGTAGTGCCTAAACCATAACCAGCATGAGCATACCCACCCCAGGGGTGGTAGTTTGTGCATCTCCAATTTCCGCCACCAAAACTAGCAAATTCCATTACATCACCATTTCCAACTGTAATGTTAGCGTTTCCTGGCAGAAGTAGACTCAATGCATTGTGTGTAATCGTTAAAGGGCTGACAAATCTTAACGTCCTTTTTACCCCAGCCTGTACAGTATCAAAGGCGGTTATAGTGGTTGCGCCTGTTACACTGATTAGATTGCCTGCTGCTGCTCCGATTGCCATTGTACCTGCTGACGCCATAGTTACCATTGCCTCATTTATAGCACCTGTAAATGTTGCTCCAGATAATGCAGCTTTTTCGGATGCCAGTTCCGTAATAGCTGCCTGTACATTTGTTGCTGCTACATCACCTGTAGCAGTACTGCTTATTGCAGAGGCTGCATGTGCCCCGCTGGTTGCAGTTGTGTGGTTACTAACATCTTCCAGCGTTATTGCTGGTGCTGTATACCAGTTTGATTTACCCGTTATACGTTTAATCATGTTACCAATTTTGCTTAACAGATTGGTAATAGTTCCTGCCCCTGCTGCTGCTGTTACGGTATCTGTGATGGTGCGATTGCCGATTTTGATATCGGTGACGGAGTTGTCAGGATGGTCTAAAATACTTGCTGTCTTATGTTGTTGTAAAATGCTCACGGTTACTAGCCCGCTTGGGTTAAGCGTTGCAGTTACATTTGCTGCATTACTTACCGTGATGTGATAATTAAATTCACTTGATACTGTTACCGCTCCACCTTCGGGAGGTAAATAATCCGGAGCCGAATCCGTTGTGATGGAATATAAAATTTCGCCTAGTGTTGGATCTTGGGCGAATACCCCTAGTTCTCGGACATTAAAGCCATTGATTAGTCCCGCATTGGTGATAACACCAGTTATCGTTGATATATTACCCTCTGCTGATACGGCACTTATTGGCACATTCATTTCTGGCACAACCAAGTCATTTAGACTCTGTAAACTTTGCCCACTAGGAAGAACACCAGATCCAATTTTCATTTTTGTGAGTGTAAGCAATGTTTGCCCTGCATCTACTTTAGCCTGCAATGCCTGCCCCTTTGTTGTAAGGATTCCTCCTGACCAATTTGGCATATGATCACCTCTTTATAGATTTATTTTGTTATGTATATATGTGGTCCCACTAAAGTATTTTTCACTGTTTATATCAGGCATGCGGAAGGTGACAGGGTGTATCTCTACTTTTGTATGTACGCTTTGAGCAATGCCTAAATAAAGTTTGCTGTTAATTTGCCGGGAAAACGACACCCCTTCCAGCCATGATCGAGTATTCTTCACTGTATCCACGGCTTTTTTTAATCTTGGGTACATGTCCGCTGTAATTTGACCATTTATTTTTATTACACGAAAAAAATACGGCTCACCGCCGTATTCAAACCATTCTTGCACGATAGCATCGTCTAGTATTGCTTTGACAACAAGTTCCACCGCATACGGGGTACCTTTGTGCCGATGGGCATCGATGGACGTTCGTACCAGATTTCTTTTTTGATCAATGGATAACTCTGAATCATAAAAGTCTACATGATACTGCCAGGCTAACAGATCGACTACCTCTTCCTGCAATTCATCCAATCTCGCTAAAATGATGCATTCTCGAATGGACTGACTGACCTCTTGCAATTGCGGTGTGACGGCTGCTGAAATTGCCTGCACCTGGGGATCATTCACAATGGATGGAGGGATTAAGTCAAGCCAATTTACATTGTATAGGTCCTTGCTCATTCCTCGATCCCCCCATAATTCACCAGGATTATTTCTTCCTCTTTTGCTACTTGGTTTTTATTTAATGCCTGATAGATTGGCGTTGCCACTGCCACTCTTTTTGCCCCTCCATTCTTCATAACCTTTATAAGCTCTGAGGGATCAATCCCACGGCCAAGCTTTGATTTTTGCCAGATTCTATAATCATTTATAGATTCATTTACTTTGGTACGGATACTGGCTGCTAGATTTTCATTCTCTTTATCAATCCAGTAAGAAACATCAATTGCATACCCCACCTGTTCAGGTGCTACTGCAAAGGCATGGTCCGTCAAAGGTCTTACTTTTTTATCGCTGCAGATTGCCAATACATCATCTAAGATTTCCTGCCCAGGGATCTCACCACCAGTCACCAGGGGGCAAATATGGACAACGCCCGGACTAGGAGAGTATACCTCTACGTCAATGATGGTGCTCGATGCTGTCTTTGCCCAATATTCATACGCCCCAGTAGGTCCAGCGGTTGAAAATTTTTCTGGTGCCTGCTGTATGCGGTCACGATAGGGATCATTTTCCTCCCGATCAATCCCGCCTTCTGTTTCCGTTAAATTAGAGACGCTTGTAATATATGGTATGGGATCTACAAGAGTGGTTAATGTATTGGAAGCATACCCATTACCTTTACTACCTATTTCCATGCATTTCATTTTTACATCTATAAATAAAGCTCCTGACGGTATAATTGCTTCCTCTTGTGTTATGAAAAATACACTATCGCCAGATGTAACCCTTTTGCCAATTTCTATTATTGTTGGTTGCGTCCTGGCTGCGGACAATGTAAAACGTTCCGTAGTTGTAGCGGCGGCAGCTTTTAGTCTTGGAGTGCCAACTAAAATACCAAGGTGATCTAGATTGTCATCCTCTGCATAGGCAAGCAGGTTTTGCTTTGCAGATGAGTCAATTAATGATCGCTGGCCAACAATGATCGGCACTTCTGATTGCAGAAGTTTTTTTCGCGGATCTCCTTCTGCAAGAGTTTGTCCAGCGGTTTCTTCATACCCTTGGATTATTTCATTTTCAATTGTTTTCGTATCTTTTTCGGCAAATGTAATGTCAGGTAGATTGTATTTAGCCATTTTTAATTTTCACCATCACTTTCGGCTGCAGTTGCCCATTGGAAGCATCACCGCTATAGGATACTTTTGTAATTGTGGCTCTCGGCTCATATTTATTCACGGCAGCAATAAGCCTGGCTGATAATAATGATGGTACTAAGTTAATAGGACGATCTAGTAGACTTGCATCCCAAGCAAACGAACGATCCATTGGGCAAGAATAGACGACTGAATTTAGAATCATAGCTACATTCTGCAGTATCTCTTGATTGCTAGTTGCCCCAAAATCTATTTTTAATGTACCATCCACATCTATATCAAATTCATTCGCCATGTTCTATCCCTCCTTTGGCAGCTTGACGTATTCCGTTAGAGAAATATTTACGGCAGCAACAAGTAAATTGCCGCTGCCATCATAGGTTTTATGGCTTTCACTCAAGCTTTTAATGATCCATTGGTTTGTAATGACAGCAGATCCTCCAATTACAAAATCACAGATAACCCCACCATCACGCAATGAGCGCAGTTTCTGAAATTCGGCAGAAGGGTTGATGCCAAGAAAAGATGACATAAATATTGAAAAAGAAAGAGTTTCTAGGTCGGGACCTAAAAACTCCAATAGTGGTTTTTTGTCTTGACCAATGATTTCATGAGTGGCCCACCGTCCAGCACCATCACGCTGCATATTATCAAATGTTAGCACTTTAAAAGTATCCTGTTGTTTAGAGGCATTATTAAATCCTGTTATTCCAAATTTTTGTGATAACCAACTTGTAAACATGTTATTATTTTCTGCAGCGGAAGCCTGATAATAGGATTCGAAAACTACTTCAACAAGTTCATTCTCTTTTGTGGTACCACTTAACACTCCAATTGGCATTGTCTCACCTCTATTGCGGTTTACCTGTTACAGTTCCGACAGATTCTAGATGGATATGATTTTTCAGGCTAATTCCATCTGCAATCACATCACCTGTTACATTTACATTTCCCACGGCAATAATATTAATTGGACCAGAACATACAACCGTAATAGTACTGGTTTCCCTATCATGTTCCACAGACGAACCATCAGCAAATTTAATATATCTCCGACCAACTTTTCCAGCTTTAGGGGTATTATTTGCGCCTCGGACACTAAAAAGAACATATCCTTCGGCATTGCCAGTTGGCATAAAAACACAAAATACTTGCTCATCAATATCCGGCATCCAATAACAATCATCTGCGTGCGCTCCAAGTGTAGAAACTTGCAGCCAAGGAGATACCGTATCGTCAAGATCATCAAATGTAACACGTACTAGTTGATTCTCTTCATCAATTGCAGTTACACTGCCTACTCGAAAAAGGTTTTTAATATCATTTACATTCATTTAATATCCCTCCAAGCACCTTCGCATCTGCAATCCGACCTCATAACCGCCACTACTTTGCGTATGAGTCGCCTGTGTAATAATCCAATTGCCATCGAACTTTCCGAAATTTTTCAAAGTAACGACCATGCTCGCTAATACTCGTAAATCTGCCAGAATGGTAATATCCAATTGCCATGCCTGGCTATTCTTTTCACGCAGATTTTTTTTTGCTTTGCGTTCCGCTTCATTTAAACTGTCAAATCGTTCACGTATCACTAATACTCTTTTTACTGGAGGCGGATTAGGAGGTGTAAATGTGTAGTCATATGTTTTTTTTCCTTTCGGCGAACGGTATTTTAACTGACATGCAGAATAGGCATCCTTGATCGTTGCACGAGCATTATATTTTTTAATAGGAAAGGTTAATTTATCAATCGTCATTGTAGGGGCTTGCTGTTCGTATTTCGCTTCATCAAAAATAACGATCTGTTCATCAGATACTTTAAGAGCCAAACCAGCATCTTGACAGAGTTTTTGCAAGAAAGGTAAGTCCTGCTGTTCGGTTTGTTCTATGCGGTCATATTCTGGATCATCTTGTACGTCGTAGTATAAAGTCAATTCAGCACCGCTCGCTAGATCATTGGCTATAACGGATAATTTGGTTTTCTCCCATGCACGATTCTTGTCTTCGCCTTTTAATGTTGTAGTTTGAAAAACGGATAATGCTTTGATTTTAACCTCGGATGGTGGTCCGCTTGGATTAATTTCGTCAATTTCAAAAACGCCTAGTGGAAGCTCATCTTCTTTATCGTCATCATTCCAGTTTTTACGCTTGATCGTTGCCTTTAGTTTTGCGCCAACGTCTGGGAACCAATCTCCAATCCAAAGCTGCTGGCGGTCTTCAAGAGAGATTTGCAAATCATCTGCCTGACCGCTTAAATTATCGGTATATGTCCACCCTTTAAGGTGCGGTTGCAGGTCAGCGGTTATATCTGTATTTTCATACTGTACTTGCAGCCATGCTTGCCTTGCTATGGTCATGTAGTCACCCGCTTCCACGGTGGTAAGTTTTGTGGAGTCGTTGACACTAAGTCGGGTACCAAAAGAACAATACCAGCAGAAAATATAACGGTAGTAATATGATCCGGGTTAGCGTCCATAAGAGTATGCATTAGGTATTCACTGCCATACACCTTATACGCAATTGCATCCCACATATCTCCTTGTTTTGTTGTATATGTATTAGCCATAGCTCGTACGACCTTGATTGTGCATCATTTCTTGGAACTCTTCGAAGAAGCTTTCTTTCTCCTGTTGTAACACAGGTCTGATTTCCTCGCTATTTGCTCCATGAATGACTGGTGCAAAGGTAATAGTGATATTATTCATAGTCCGTCCTAATTCCTCAGCCTTTTGCCAAATTGTTGGACCTTCACTAGCACTATTCATACCTAATAATTCACCTGTCTGCTGATATAAAGTCCTGGCCCGTGCTGAGTTATTGATTGGGATAATCGCTTCGGGATACCCGGCTTCTGCGACTAATCCTAAATGCGGACGGTTAAAAATACCGCCTGTGGCATGAGGATACGCTGTTTCAGCAATTTTTACACCGCCTACTCCTGATTGACTGCTTGATTCTTGTAAGCCAATTAACCCCTTGAATTTATTGGCTACCCAAGAAACCTTATCTCCTATGTCTTGCAAAAAAGCTGCCATATTGGGAAATGTTTCTGCGAATCTTTGCCATGCTCCATCAATTGCATTTTTTACAGAGTCGAAACTATGGTATAGAATGTACAAACCAGTCCCTAAAACCGCTATTACGCCAACCAATAGCATAACTGGATTTGCCGCGGCTGCGGCATTAAACAACCACTGAGCAGCTGCTGCAGCTCTTGTACTTGCACCAGTTAACATCATTTGCGTTCTATTAATAACCATCTGTGCATTTTGACTTGCAAGTATCATTCTAACTCCTGCTGCTGTAGCCTGATATTGATTGATTGTAAATGCCGTTGCCAACCATGCCAGCCTAAGACCGATTAATCCTGCTGTGGTTAACACAATAGCATTTGTTAATTGTGGATGGGCCTGCTGGAATGAGAACATCACCTGCGTCCCGTATTGAAATTCATTTGCCACCATTGCAATGCTTGGTAAAAGCGATTGAGTTAAATTAATACTTGTCAACGCTGCGGAAACTTTTACTGCGTCAATGGAAGATGCAGTAAGTTTCATTTTTGCAGCAAACTCTTTTTCCATGCTGCCTTTTCGAGCTGAATCATTCAGTAAATCGAAATTTTCTTTCATATGTTCCAATCCAGCAACTAATTTTGACATATCATCCTGATATTCCGCGCCAAACATATCTGTTAATAGATTTGCTTTCTGCGCCCCACTTAAAGTCTCTAATTTATCCAAGAAACCTAGTAGTGTTCCTTTTGAGTCTGACATAAACGATTTTTGTAAGTCTTCAGCATCAATATTCAATGACGCTAATGCCGACTGAAAGCTTTTTGACTGGCGCGGCGCAGTTGCAAATTTTGAAAGCAATGCGTTTAATCCTGTGGCAGCAACTTCTGAGCTAGTGCTAAATTCTGCCATGGTACCAGATAAAACCGTTAGTTCTGAATTTGAAAACGTAGTTTGCGAAGCCGTTCCACTAATTCGCATGAGGACATCAATAATATCTTTACCCTCCGCATTCGTCTTATCATCAACATAATTAATCGTATCAGCAAAATCCCTTAATTGTTGACGCCCCTCCTCTGTATTAATTTTTATACCACGTAGATTTGCTATTTTTGCCATCTGTTTAGCAATTTGTTCTCCGCTCCCATCAAAGGCTACTCCCATCTGTGCAGACATTTTTGAAAAATCACTTATAGCGATCTCCCCTTGCACACCCATACGCGCGGTAGCTTGTTCAATGTTAGCCATTTCACTCGGCATTATGCGTAGTTCACGACTCAAATTCATAATACTAGTTTGCATTTTATAGTAAGTTTGAGTTAATTCTCCATTATCATCTCGTGCCCCTTCTACTTGTTTTGCTACACCACCCATAGCAGTTTCAAAATCAATAGCCGCTTTCACGCCTAAAATCAAAGGAGCTGCCATGACAGCCGTATCCATCATCTTTCCTTTGATTTCCGATGATCTCCGATTTGCCTCATTTTGCTGGTTTTGCGCTGCCATCAGCCTTGCTTGTGCACGTTGGGTTTCTTCTAACTGCGCTCGTAATCTTGCCTGTGCCTGCTGATACTCTGCTAATGACATCGTACCTCTTCGATATTCTTCATCAAGGTTTCTCAGGTTTCCTCGCAACGCTACTGACTGAGCACCTAGTGTACGTACCTGAGCGGCGGCACCACTAAAGGCACTTGAAAAGCTAGCACCTAGACGACCGCCAATTTCAAAAGCAACTTGAAATATTCTACTCATGATTGTTTTCCTCTCTTTGCAGCTTTCTTCCGATCCTCCGCCAACTCTATGACATCCTCGATCCAATCTGAAAAGTCCCCTATCGGCATAGACAGCCAGTACGGGACTTTTTCATAATCAGTCAAAGAAAGAGCGGTTTTCCTTATTGTTTTTGAGGGGGACTTGGTAATACCCAACCGAACAAAAAATCAGCTGCTACCCCTGTCACTCGCATAAAATCAGCACCTGATAGATTCATGATGTCATCAACAATAACCGTTTCTGTAGCTGTCTTACTAATTAAAATGGCTTGGAACATCTTGCTCCATCCAAGTTCTAGCGTAGTATCCCCCATTAACCGAGCTTCTTTCTCGGCGGCAAGAATATCTTTCCCAGTAATATTATCAAGGTCTATATTTAACTCCGTAATTTCAGCGCCATCTTTTGTGATTGGTTTTTTTAATGGTATTTTCATTATTTCCTCCTTAAAGTAAGCCAAGTGCTTCACGCACGGCAGATAGTGTATCATTTCCGTTAACTACATATTTGTAATTCAGTTTGTCAATTTCTAATACAGTGACACCTTGCATTACATATTTTAAATACACACATTCCAATTCTACAGAGCTTCCTCCAGCTGCTCCTGATTCTAATTTTCCCAATTCACCTTCTGATGGAAAACCACGAACTACAACTCTATGCGCGTCAAAGCTTCTTGAACCGCTCGACGAATCATATTTTTGTATCGCGGAACGGAATTCCAAATCCTGACCAGAACAATCCAGCAAGCCGATCATATCTGTGTCATTTGTTCTAAAAGTAATTTTTACTTTTAATGCTTTTGTTTGTCCTGTAGTTGGAGTCTCTAATTCTCCTAATATGCCTGCACCTTTGATTGCTTCGGTAAGGTATTGAATTTTCGGTAATTCAACATCTACTACACCTAATAGATCTTTTCCGTTTTTGTAAGCCCTATAGCCTACGATTCTTTCTGGCAACGTATTAATCGCTGTCATAAACTACCCCTCCTTTCTACTCAAATAAACTCTCTAAATACGTTGTGTCAAATTCAAGAACGTATTCTATATTTTCTGCCGGGGTTGGCGGCGTTAAGTATATATGAAATTTCACAGTTCCATTCATTAGGCTTGTTGTTGGATTCTCTGCCGACTGGAATTCGATACGTCCGCCAAGCAAAGCTCCCCTGGCTGTTAAACCATTTAGCCATATGTTCAGGCTGTCTACGACGGTCTGTATCAAACGTTTATTTATTGGATTATCGACTTTCTGCCAATAGCTTAAAATAATAGTATTTCCAACCCAATTAAACATACGGCGTACAGGAATCCAAGAATCTTTAGGATCTGTACCGCTAGGATATATACCTGTACGATTTCCCCAGAGTTTCCACCCTCCAATAAAGTTTAAGGCTGTGACAATGCCCTGACCATTTAAATAGGCTGCTTGATCGGGTCCTAAGATAACTTCTTCCCCTGCTTTATTTACAGCAGCATTTGCTTGTAAGCTATGATTAGAAGGACTATAAAATGGAATATCCCCATTGTCTGCATCGGTACGGCAGATAACGCCAGCGCATTGCGTACTTAGTCGATATACTTCATCGCCTAATTTTACTAAAGGCCAGCAGTCAATTTGCATCTTATCGGTATAGTTATTATTTTCTTTCCAGGCTGGGGCTTCTGTGTAAATGTCTGCACCAACAGATGAAGCATCAAGGTCACATATAGCAATAGCCTTAAACAAACCATTGATATTTTGTACTTTCGCTTTCATGATAGCCGCAATCATCGGACTCTGGCTCCATCCTGGAGATACGACTTGACCTGGCACAAGGCGAAACAAAGGGAAAATTTGATTAATCAGTTCCATACCCGTTAATTTTCCAGTGGTCGCACTAACACCACCGATAATATCCTCTTCCGTGACCATCGAGGGATCAAGATAATTGTAGGTTACTGCTAGTGTTGCTTGACTTGCTTCAATGGCACCACCATCCAATACACTAATCAATATTTGTCCATCATCATTAAAGGCAGCTGCATAATCCGTACTGATCTGTAGAGGCTGCCCTGCAGATGTCTTTTTTACTGCCAGGCTACTGAGTAAAATGCCTTTTTGAGTTAGCAGAACCTCCGCATTCGTAATGGATACACTTTTATCAGTTTCCGTTTTCTTATGCACAGTTGGATCTAAAACGTTAATAAATACAATGGGACTCACTGCGAATAACTGAAACATGACCTTGATTGCTTCGCACAATTCATAGTTTTCAAAATCACTCGTATACCCTAATGCTTTTACAGCTTCATCATAGGTATAAGCTAACAAGGGTTTATTCACATACTCCGAGGAAGTTGCTAGATTGATTGGAGCACGTCCAATAAAAACAGGCAATCCCGCCGACACTTCTACAGGCGGCAGGATTGAGGTAGGCACTTCACTGATATTGATTCCATGTATATTTGACAAATTATTTCACTCCTTTCTTAGAAAACTGGATAATATTACTGTACCATACGTTATATGGCGTACCTGTTTTATTGATTTTTTCAAGTACTTCTGATAGTTTCGCAACTGGCACAAACATTTTTTGAATATCTGGGCAGTCCTGAAAATTCTTATCCAAGTGCTTTGGCATTCCATCTTTGTACACTGTGAAACGATTTATAATAGATGGTATATTTGGACCAAGATAAATTAAACTGCCTTTGTTTTCATTAGACGGT